CCCGATAGAGAGAAGCAAATCCTGGAACTTGTCGCTGATGGTAAAACTAACAGGCAGATCGGAGTAGTTCTGAACATTAGTACGCATACTGTCAAGAACACCCTCAGCCGGGCATTTATCAGGCTTGATGTAAAGAGTAGAGCTCACGCTGTAGCCGTAGCGATAGACAGAGGTCTAATTAAAAATAAAGGATAGGTTATGAAAGAGACAGGAATAATAATGTCGGGCGACCACCCCAAGCTAATCCTTGAGGGGATTAAGACTATGACTAGGCGGGTGATTAAGCCACAGCCAGAATTGGATACCAGATTGAAACCTTTTGTTTATTTAACTAAGTACGGTCATTGCGATATGGCAGAGTTACCAAGATGGATAGTACAATTCTGTCCCTACGGTCAAGTTGGCGATAGGCTTTGGGTAAGGGAGACTTTTGCTACTAGGGCTGATGGTGTAGACCAAATACTTTATAAGTCCGACTATATTTCTATTGTTAAGATGCTTGACCTAGATGAGTTCGCCGAACGATGGCAGCTACCAATGCCTAACATTAGGTGGAAGCCATCAATTCACATGTTCCGCAGGGACTCTAGGATACTGCTTGAGATTACTGGGATAAGGGTTGAGAGGTTGCAGGAGATAACAGAAAGGGATGCCATTGCTGAAAGCTGTATTCCCACTAAAGATGTGCCATTTGAACCGCTATTTATTTTTAAGACACTATGGGACTCCCTCAATGCCAAGCGTGGCTATGGTTGGGATAAGAATCCTTGGGTATGGGTAATTTCATTTAAGCTGGTGAACCAACGAATAAACTAACCTTGAGGTAGGTAAGTGGCAAAGCCACAGCTTGAAGATGGCTAAAAGGAGCAAATAATGAATCTAAAATTTGACGAAATCAAGTGGACTGAAGATGGTCTTATGTATGTGAGCTTTAAGTGTGGAAAACAAGAATTAAAGTGGTTCCCAAAGTGGGAAGATGTAGGGTGGATTATTTATTGTTCTCAATGGACTGAAGAGATAAAACACGCTGGTCGTTTGCGAACATTCTTTGAAATTGCAGGATGTGAACTTCTAGTTAATAGCATAATTGATAGGATGGAGAATATTAGCCCTGAATTATCTGGGAGAATAAGTGAAGTGTTTGGGAATTTGAGGGGAACATTATTCAAAGGTCTAAATATCAATGCCAAAAGGTGATAAGGACATTCTTAAAGCCGACCCCGAAGATGGGACAACACCAATAGCTAACTTACTCCTAGAAGCACTAGCCATAGCTAAGCTAACCGGCAAGGAGAAGGGCATAGTTCTATATCTATGGCGACGGACTTATGGCTGGGATAAAGAGGGTAAACGATTAAAGGAGAGGGCTATATCGCTTAGCGAGTTTGGTAAGGTTTGTAATTCAGATAATGCCACAATCTCCAAGTTGTTATCTAGTCTTGTGAGAAAGAATGTGTTGAAGAGAGAATTCGCTGGTCCAGGCAAAGGCTATAGCTATACTATGAACACAAGGGTTGGTGAATGGGACAAGTGTTGTATAAATCACCAACTGTTGAAGGAATTATCAATACAACCGTTGGTAAAAATGACAACCCAACAGTTGTCAAAAACACCAACCCCCCCAGATACAAATTTAGCTACGCCTAAAGAAAGTATTAAAGAAAGATTAAAGAAAGGTATATATATAGTCCTCTTTAGCGTCTGGAATGAACTACGGATTATCTCCCATAAGAAGCTAACAGCAGACATGAAGCGAGCCATTGATAGTGCCAGAAAGGATTACACTCAGGAAGAGATAGAACAAGCTATGCGGAATTATGCCGTGATTGTCAAGGGTCCCGAGTATTATTTTGACCATAGGTGGACCCTAGCAGAGTTCTTGAGCCGAAGACATAGCAATAATATTGAGAGGTTTTTGGACTTAGAAGTAGCGAAAGCAAATTTCAAAAAGGAGGCTGGTCGTGGAGCACATCAGCGAAGTTCTACAGAACTTCCAACGAGATATACCTCACCAGGAGAAGCCCGCAAACAGTACCAAAGGAGGCAAGGAAATGAATAGTGGAATTGTTGAGGAAGCACAACGGCGACTGGTTGAAGATGGCTATGGCCCTAACCCACTTTGTGCGCGTTGCAAAGGTACCGGCTGGCTTTATCTGGATGTTCCGGTTGACGATGAACGCTTTGGCAAGGCTTTTGTCTGCACAGCAAAGGGATGCCTTGCTGATTCCACCCAGAAGTATAAGCAAGGCGAAGGCTATCTGGCGAAGATAGGCGTTACCCAACCCTGGTGTTCCTTCGAGAAGTTTAAGCGGATTAAAGGGACCGGGGACGCTTACAAAGCCTTCTATGACTTAGCTCATGGGAAAACGGAGTTACCCTTCCTGCTCTGCTATGGTGGCGTCGGTAATGGTAAGACCCACTTATGCCAAGCTCTTGCGGTGGTGCTTAACTGGCGAGTAATTAGTGTGCGGTACTACACAGTGGCGGACCTGATGAGCAGATTGAAGCAGACTATCCCCATGCATCTAATAGACGACGAGATACTGAAGCTGAAGGAGATAGAAGCTCTAATCTTGGATGACCTGGGCGTAGAGTATGGCACTGATTGGGAAACAACCAAATTAGAAGAGATTGTGGATGCGCGCTACCGGAACCAGTTGATTACTGTCCTGACGACTAATAGAGATATTGGCTGGGTGCCTGAGAGGATTTTAAGTCGGTTTAGCGATCCTGATGTTTCTCAGTTAGTGCTAAATAACGCACCTGACTATAGAAGGAGAGAAATAGGAGACTGAAAAGTGGCAAAGAGAATTAGTGAGACGGCGTTTGCCTCTCAGGTTGAGTCACTTTTGAATATGTTTCACTGGCATTGGGCACACTTCCGACCTGCCAGAACTGCTAAGGGCTGGCGAACTCCTGTCTCCGGCAAAGGCAAGGGCTTCCTGGATTATGTGGCTCTCAGACCACCACGCATTATAATTGCTGAACTAAAGGATGCTTACAAGCCTATGACCCCTGAGCAACAGGAGTGGTTTGACCTGTGGAAAGAGTGCCAGAGAACAGTGACGCTAGAGCCTTTGCAGCTAAATGGACAAACGTGGGTAGCTAAAGGTTTGGGACTTACGCCCATGGTTATAATACCCGAACTTTACCTATGGAGACCGGATGATATAGAGAGGATAGCCGAGGTACTGAGATGAAAGAAACATGGAAGTGCGCCCGCTGCGGTAAATGTTGTTTAACTGTGCCATGCATATTTGCTCAGGTTAAATATAATATCACATCTGGCAATGGCAAGGTTTGCCCCGAGTTGGTAAAGGATGATTCGGGTTATAGATGTCTCTTAATAGAAAGGGATGCTGAAGCAAGGGGAGTTTTACTCTCAGGTGATTGTGATGACCCAGCATTAAGCCATCTTAAAAGAAAATTTAATGTAGTATCTATTGTCAGGGAATTCTTCCCTAAAGCCACTAAGGAACAAATTGAAGACATCTTGTGGAGCCATACTTCCTACCCTGAATTTTGGAATATTCCAGAAGATGGATGGACAGCCACGCAATGTTTAAGAAAACAATTAGGTGAATTAAAACACAGGCAGATAGCGGAGGTACTGAGATGAAGTCTTATTATCAAGATGAATGGGTAACTATATCATGGGGATAATTTCATATGATAGAGGGCATAAAATAGAATACATTAATAAGAGATGGTTTTATAGAGATACTGGCGAACCTCTTGAATTTGAAAAGCCACGCCCGTGTAAGCGATGTGGTAAAATGCCTACTTCCGAAGGTTATGATGCTTGTATCGGTTATGTTGAGGGTGCCGAATCAGTTTGTTGTGGGCATGGCAAATCAGCCCCAATATTAATGAGGAGAAATAATTAAATGAGCGAGATGGATATAGCACAATTCGTTTTGATAGCCATATTGTTAATATTGCATATTTTACATCTACTTAATTGGCATAGAAAGGAATGAAATGTTACCCAATATCCTATTAGAGGATTTGCTTGAGGCACTTTACCTATACCATGCTCAAGGTGATGATTACATGGAAGGGAAAATTTGGGAAGAAATTAAATTCTTGGTTGGTATCTTATGAGAAGTATTGTGAAATAGCAGCCAATAGATGTAGACAGATGGTTATGCGGTTAAATGTCTGAGATGATGCACTGGTATAAATACAAAAGCAAGGATGGCAATATAAGCGGCTATGCTCTTGAGAAAGGCAAGCAGGAAGTGGCTCGGTTTGTGGGGTATCCAAGAGAAGAATTGATTATTAAACCTGCTGTCTGGGTGCTAGAGGAGCTTAGTGAATGTGGGAAGAGTTAGTTTCCGTGAACGATGGATACAAGCGATGAGCAAAGTTCCCTATTCTCTCATTGGTTATAAGGGTTATACTGAGGAGGATGCGCATTTGGTATGCCAGTATTTCCAGAAGGATGCTCCACTTCATCCACGACTTGAGATTATATTAGCATTAGAAGCCGAAACGAGGGATTTGCCACCAGTACCACAGACAAGCCAAACACCGTCTAGCAAGCGTCCTTTCGCCAAAGATGACTTCATAACTGTATTGAAGGCAGTTACTAAGCCAATTAAAAACAAGCCCGTTGAAACAAAGAAGGTAGTGCAACCAACCTCTGATGATTATCCTCGCCCTTGGTGTAAAGTGTTAAAAGATGGTGAAATAATACGGTATGAAGATAGTAACGGCAAACCTATCCCTGAAATATTTTGGAGAGTAGTATAGGGAGTTTACAGAGTGCCAGGAAACGAAGTAGACTTAAAGAAAGAGCTGGAGTTGACCGAGAAAGAATGGAAGCTCATTATACTAATGCGTCAACTTCGCTTTTTTAAAATTGAAGTTCATGGAGAAGATGGGCAACCAGTGAGAGTAGTCCATATTAAAGAGAACATACAACTGTAGGAGAATGATATGGGATATGAGAGATATTATTGTCAAAAATGTGGTAAAGTCAGAAGATTAAAACTCAGCAATTATGATTTCAGAGTAATGATGTTTGATAACCCTGAGCAACTTAAAAAACTACTTGGGGACTGGCACATGAAGGTAGATGAGAATGGTACTTTTCGTTTATATTGCCCGAATTGTGAAAATTAACCTTGATAACTAAATAACTAATCGCTATCTAAGCACTAGAGGCGACTTTTGACAGGGGAAATCCTGCGAAGTCGCCTTTTTATATAGGAGTGAAGATGCAGACCTGGCTGATTATGTATCAGTGGAAAACCTACGGCTTGAAGCTCGAGATATTAATTGAACCCTTGAAAGAAAAGCCGCGCTATAGGGGGAGGGTGTTGGGTGGCTAAGGACTTCTATTTCCCCAAGGAGCTTCACTTTACTAGGAGGACGGCCCGCTGGGTCATCCAGAATTTAGGCAGTCTCCGGAGCGGGTATTGGCCTTCCGATGTATCGAACTATACAGATATTCCTATAGGCAAGAGAACCGCCGGCCGCCAAGCCCCATTCATTACTCCTGTCGAGTGTGCTATTGAGATTACAGAGCGGATGGAGAAATGCGGAATAGATGGACTCATCCTCTTGGCTATGGAATGCTGGGGGGAAAGCCCGGAAGCGCTGGCGAGGTATCTAGGCCTAGCAGAGTGGTCGGTCAAGAAGAGATGTGGAAAGGCTCTAAATTATGTGGCCAGTGGCCCCGACCGCAGGTGGCATGACACCAAAAAGCGGAAAGGCGAGACTTATGAGCAGTTTAAGAACCGCCCGAAAAGCCCAAAATCTAGTATGCGAGTTTCTTAAAAGTGGGCTGTTTTAGGCTCAAAATCCCTTGACAAACTCCTCTATAACTGCTATAATGATTATAGTGAGAGTTGTTAAGGAGGCTAAGAGATGAAGCAGAAAAGATGTTTAGATATCGCACTCTGCATGGTAGGGGATAAAAAACCCTTAATACAGGTATCTCAGGAAACGAAAGCCATGCTCGATGAGCTCGGCGGCAAGAAGGATACCTATGATAGCATCATCCGCCGCCTCCTTAAGAGGGACTCGAACGCCAAAAAGTAAATTAAGAAGGGAGGCACCTTATGGAATTCAGGTTAAAAAAGACATCATACTTCGTAACAGATGAGGAGAAAATCAAGTACGAAAAATTGGGCTTTCGCTTCCGCAAGTATCGGTTAGATTGGGATGACAGCATAAAGTGGACGGCGAAAGAGCAGCCACCCCTCACACTTAACATAGGCTCGCTTGGAGACCTTATGGCCTTCATACGGGAATGGGGCCGAATCATCATAGATATTGATGAGGAGCATAATACGATAGAAATCTATGATTACTATAGGGAATGAAAATAGACTGATTTGAAGTGAACAAAAGCTAGGCGTGAACGAGCCACTTAGGCTCAAAAAGTGTTTAGGCACAAAAAAGTGGAGGTTTTTGTCGCACTTACCGGGGTTTTGAACCTGACAAAGGGGGGCTTGACAAGCCAAAACAAAAAATGCTATAGTGTATAGTTAGCAGAATGTAATGAGGGAAGTAGCCCGCCGGAAGGCTTAATTGCCAATACCGGGGGGCTCTTTCTTTTGGGGCCTCGGGCTCCACCCTGATAGCCTGTGAGAAGCTAGGCCGCAAGTGCTATATGATGGAGATAGACGAGCATTACTGTGATGTTATTATAAAGAGATGGGAAGATTATATAGGCAAAGAGGCGGTGAGGATATATGGCTAATCATAGTAATAATAGAGGACATAGACGTAAGATAAATATAGACTTCAAAGAGCTTGAAAGGCTTTGCTATATACAATGCTCCGAACAGGAGATGGCACAATGGTTTCATTGCTCTATTGATACTATAGCTCTGCGGATAAGAGAGAAATTCGGCATTTCATTCCCTGAGTATTTTGAAAAGCATAGAGTAGGGGGATTGATAAGTCTCCGTCATAATATGTTTAAGCTCAGTGAAAAGCATCCGAATATGGCGATATTCCTTGCCAAGAACTGGTTAGGTCTGAAAGATATACAGGAGATGGAACATAGTGGTTATATCAGTAAAAGAACAGAAGACTTATCGGATGAAGAGCTTGCCAACATCATCGCAAGCAGACGCAGCCGAGGAGCTTCTAAGGAGACGAATAGCACGTAGAAGCCTATTATCATTCTGTCAATATACCTTTGGGGAATATCAGTCTCCCCCTCATCTTATAGCTCTATCAGACGCACTAGAATCAATAGAGAGGGGAGAACTGAAGCGCCTGATAGTATTGATGCCACCAAGACATGGCAAGTCGGAGATTATATCACTACGATTCCCTTGCTGGTATCTCGCAAAGCACCCCGAGGACTATATAGTGCAGGCTGGCTATGCTGAGTCAATAGCGCTGACACATTCACGTCAAGCTAGGGATATATTTATATCTCCAGAGATGGGTAGGCTCTTCCCATATATATACCACCGGCCGGAACGTCCCGGGCAAGAGATAATAATACCAGAGCGCCAGGCAGCCCATGAATGGGGCACCAAGCAAGGCGGATCTTATTATGCCGTTGGTATTGGTGGTGGTCTAACCGGTCGAGGCTTTAACATAGGAATTATAGATGACCCCGTGAAGGACGAAGAGGAGGCTTCTAGCGCTGTATATAGAGATAAAGTCTGGGACTGGTATCAAAAAGTATTCAGGACTAGGGCTGAACCAAATGCGGCCATAATCATCGTAATGACTAGGTGGCATCAAGATGATTTAGTCGGCAGGCTCTTGAAGCAAGCACAAGAAGATTCTTCATCTGACCAGTGGAAAGTCCTACACTTCAAGGCAATAACAGATGACAAAGCTTTGTGGCCAGAGAGATACTCAATAATGGCACTTGAGAAAATCAGGAGCAGCATCGGCGGTCGGGCTTTCACTGCACTATATCAGGGCGACCCAACGGTAGCCGAAGGCCAGATAATCAAGCGGGAATGGTGGAAGTATTATAAAGAGCGGCCCAACTTCCTGAGGATAATACACAGTTGGGATACGGCCTTCAAGAGCAAGACCCAGAATGACTATTCGGTATGCACGATCTGGGGTGAGGCTCGAAATGGCTTTTATTTACTGGATATATGGCGAGCCAAGGTCGAGTTCCCCGAGCTGAAGCGGGCTGCTATAGCCTTAGACGCTAGGGATATCCCTAGCGCCGTGGCGGTGGAGGACAAGGCAAGCGGGCAGTCCTTAATACAGGAGTTGCAGAGGGATACGAATATACCGGTGCTACCCTTCAAGGTGGACAGCGATAAGGTAGCTAGGGCTTATGCGGTTACTCCACTAATAGAGGCAGGCAGGGTCTATCTACCAGAGAACGCCCCATGGCTATTTGACTATATTGAGGAACTCTCAGCCTTCCCGAATGGTGAATATGACGATCAGGTGGACAGCACGACACAGGCACTATCCTTTATGCGGGGACCCGTGGAGCCAGAAGAGCAAATCGTTATATATGACTCAATGGAAGCAGTCAGGGAATTGGAGTTAGCATAATGGAGACAATTAGTCTAGTTGATAGGACGGGGCAGCCATTCCCTACAAAGCCTCAAACAAGGCAAGAAGCCTTAGTGCCGGGCGGCGAGGTTGAGCAGATTATAAGGGAAGCTACTAGGCAAGTTGAGGATGAGCTGAGGCTGGAAGATGTAGGCTGGTATAACCTTAGCGTCGGTACCGGCGACATAATCTCGGCCCAGGAACGCATATTGAATCTGAAACTATCCCGGCTCTATTATGCCAAGGATCCGCTGGGACGCCAGGCGATAAGGCTCTGGACAGATTATACCTTCGGCCCTGGCATGATCTGGCAGACGGAAGACGACCCTGCTAAAAAGGTTCTAGAGGCGTTCTGGAATTCAAAGGCAAACCAAGCCGTACTGTCAGCCCGGGGACAGCGCAAGTCATCTGATAAGCTGCTGGTTGACGGTGAGATATTCTTCGCTATATTCTTGGCAAAGAATGAGGCGAAAATACGGCGAATCGACCCGCTGGAGATAGACGAGATAATCACCGATCCTGACGATATTGAGGATGTGCGCTATTACCGCCGGAAGTGGACGGATAGGCAGGGCA